TTACTACTGCCCGGGCTAATTTTACAGTATCCGGACAAGGACAAATTATTACTACTGCTCAAGAAATTCGATTCGATATTACCAGCGTTACTGGTGGACCATTGAGTATCCCTTTTTTGTTAATTTTTCGCGAAACACCGTCGCTAACTTAAATGCCTAATAGTTTAACTGCTCAAAGCTTATTTTTAAATAGTCCCGAATATATTGAAAGATACCAAATTGCGCTAACAAATGTATCTGGGGCTTTTAATGAAAAGTCAATTAATTCAGCTTTTTTTGATAGTGAAATCAAGCCTAATTTAATTGATGATAAATCTGTCCGATTTTATGTTTACAAAAGGATTCTATCAGAAATGATCGTTTTTAATCCTTATGTCAAGCTGAATGTAGCTAAATTGGGAATGACGGCAGCAGTGTTTGGGGAAGCTCCAAGACTCGCGCTTTCTATTAATATTGGAGATAAATTAAATCCGATTTCTGAATCGGATATTTTGCAGGCAGTAACACAGCAATTTAATGACGAGAATCTGTTAGCTCAATTGTTGAATCAAAATATTCTCAAAGTGTCTGCGGTTTTTAATAATTAGGTCTTGTAGGAGTTTTGTTATGTTTGAATCTAAAAAATCACAAAAATCGCAATTGTGGACACCAGTAGAACTAAAATCTAAAAGACTTTATCTCTGGTTTGACGCTACTGATAATACTACTTTTGGTTGCGATAAAAATAATAGTATTTTTATCTTAAAAGGTAGAAGTAATCAGCATTTTCTACAAAAAGTATTTGCTTTCTTTAGAAAAGCAGTAATTAATTTGATAGCGATTTTTAAAGGTCTGTAATTTTAATTAATGCTAATAATTGATGCTAGTCCCCGATTATGGACACCCGCAGATTTACCTATTGGAACGCTTTCAGTGTGGTTAGATGCGGCTGATTCAAGCACTATTACAATTGCCACAGGCGTTAGTCAATGGCGCGACAAAAGTGGCAATGACGCACACGCAACTCAGACAACTGCGGCGAACCAGCCTGTCTATTCCCAGACTGAATTTTTTGGACTGCCGGGTATAACTTTCGACGGATCAAACGATAGCTTGTCAATTTCTACCACGCAGATACAAAACACAACTCACGGTGTGTATTGGATCTTTGTCCGTCGCGGTGCTGGCACTGGTGCAGATACCTACAGGCCCAGCGTCAGCGTTCTCACTAGTTCTTCTGACCGTGGCGGGCTGCATTACGTGAAGAACAGTAACAATTTCGGGGCGTCGTATCCGTATTACTCTCCAGGCCTCTTCAGTTACGACCTCAATTCCGGCACGGCATACAACAATACCAACGCGCAGGTCATGGCATTCCAGAGCAACGTGACAGGCTGGGGCGTGTGGCGGAACGGCAGTTTGGAAGGAACCACAAACGGGATTAGCGCACCGAATAACATGAACCTTGGTTTCACTTTAGCCGCGCAAGCAAACGCGCCTCGCTTTTCAAATATCACAATGACCGATTTTATTCTGTTGAGAACAACAAATACTTCTATCCGTCAGATTGTTGAAGGCTATCTCGCGTGGAATAGGGGCTTGACCGCCAACCTTCCCACCGCGCATCCTTTTAAAAATCGTCCACCTCTTGTTTCTGATATTTAAGGTAAAATAAAATCAGAAAATATTTGGAGAATTTAAATTGAATTACAGAAAATACTTAGCTGGAATTAGTATTCCACCAGCAGAATTGATCACATGGCAAGACAAGAGTGGCAATAATAACCACCTTTTAGCACAACCGAAAAAAAGGTGGCATCAACAGCTTTCTGTCTTATCGAGCGATGCTGTTAAATATCATCCCATCCCGTTAAGCCAGAAGACATAACATAACTGGTAACAGTTGCTTCAAAAAAGTTTGACTTAGTGTGACCTTCCCCTTGAGTATCAGAGAATTTCTCTAAATGGGAATAGGGAGATTTTTTGTATTTGTCCTCGGTAAAAATTGGATTTAAGCCGATGGCTTTTAGTCGAATATTGGCAAGGTATTTAGTATAGTGATCTATACTTTCTTCAGTAATGCCCAGTATTTGATTACCGATAATATGGTTGGACCAATTAATTTCTTGATTGACAGCCTCCAAAAAAGAACTTGCTATGCCTTTTTTAATTGACTCTTTTGGGAATAATTGCAATGCTTCCACAATTAATTTTTGATACAATCGGACGTGACTTAACTCATCTCGATTAATCATCCTAAAAATATCGGCACTTCCAGCCATTAGATGTCTAGAAGCTAGATTATAAAAATACTGGAACCCATTATAGAAATACAGTCCTTCTAGAATATAATTAGAACACAGAGAACCAAAATAATTACTCTGTGTTGGGCTGTCAATATATTTTTGATAAGAACTAGCAATAAATTCACAGCGATCCTTGAGAACTTTATCGGTGCGCCATAAATCATAAATTTCAGCCCTTTTGTTTGAGGGAATAATAGTCTCAATCAAGTATTGATAACTTTGATTGTGCATAGCCTCTTGAGAGATTTGTTCTGCCATACAAAGGCTGATCTCTGGGGCTGTGACGCAAGATTTTAAGTGAGGAATGTTACAGGTTTGTACAGAATCAAGAAAAGTTAGATAGGATAAAATACCATCATAAGCGCGTCTTTCATCAAGGGTTAAGTTATTATAGTCAGTTATATCTTGAGTAATATCTATTTTTTGCGGAATCCAGAAATTTTCACGCATCTGTTGATATAAACCTACAGCCCAAGCGTAGCGGACATCATTTAATTGCATCAAGTTAGTAGTGTTACCAAACCAGATCGAACGGTTTTTGATCGCATCATCCCCCGATGGATTGAAGATCGGGGAAATGGGCATTTTATTGCTAAGATTTGCTAATGTCATAGTTTTGATTGAGTAAATTATCTGAAGATTGATTTAAAAGCTTCTAGGTCAAGATGTATGTCGTATTTTTCCCAGTGAATATAGCTGCCGTCTTCTGGAATAGTAAATCTTGATTGGTCGGATATTTCGATTCTTTTTAGTGCTGACAGAGAACTAAACGGAATCCGAAATAAATTTAAATTGCAATCAAAAACGATTAAGCTATCTTTAAAAACAATAGCTGTACTAATCATCTTATTAGATGAACGCCATTTGTGAGCGATTATGATTCTTTTAATTATTGAAATCATGGTTTATCTGAAGGTTCCCAGTCTCTACATTGTACACAAGAAATAGAGGGATTTACACTACATTTCAGATTAAAATCTTTATGGGTTTCAGGATTATAATATTTACAAGAACTAATCCGATTATATTCATCTGTTAAATAGTATTTAAATTGTTTAACTGTGTAGATTAAATTAGTCTTAAATCTAAAAAACACTCTACACAAGACAACAGCAAAAATTAAAGCAGTATAAAGTAAAAATATACTTAATACAATAGTTGCTAGAAAGTTAATAATTATTATTGCCATAATGATTATTTATTTTTTCGAGTATTGATAAAATAACAGAAAAAATGATATTCATGGTTAATTAGCACAACTAGAACAGCTATCTTTAAAGTTATCCTTCTGAACAGTCCGTACATAATAGACTGCTTTACATTCTGATTCCCACGCTAAAACTAGAGTTTCGTAAATTTCTTTAACTGTTAATACGCGGTTAGGTTCGTCAGGAAAATAAACACCCTGATTAAGGTTAAATAGTAATTCCATAGAAATCCCTGTATCAATCCATTTTTGCATTTCAGCAATCGCTTGAACAACAATCTTTTGATCAAGATTTTGATTCTCTTGGTAATACCAAAAGAAATCCTTAATAAAAGGAGGGCAATTAGGGATAGCACCCTTTGAGTTCTTTTCTGTAAATACCCGCTTAAAAACGGGCAAAACACTGGCAGTGCAACCTTGAATTAAGGAAGAAGTAGTGTTGGGAGCTACAGCAGTAATATGGGAATTTCTAATGCCAAATTGTTGAATACTTTTGGCTAATTGATGCCAATTATAGGTATTATCAGAATTTACGTTGAACCATTCTAATGGTTTAGCCCCTAGTAATTTACCCTGACTCCATTCACTGCTGGAAAAAGCTTGATAAGCACCGCGTTCTTTAGCCAATCTCATCGAAGCGTGAGTACAATAATAGCTAATTCTTTCAAATAAATCATTGATAGATTTAAAGTCTTTATAAAATAATTTTTGTTTAGCTAACCAGTCAGCTAATCCCATAACCCCAACTCCAATAGTGCGATAACGGTCATTATGTTTTTTGGCTTCACCAATCGGGGGACAAGTCAAGTCGATTGTATTGTCAAGCACTCTAACAGCAAGATGACACATTTCCGCTAAATTAGTAAGAGTGTCAATGTTGGCTAAATTAAGACTAACTAAATTACAGCAATGGGCTGTTTTACCCGGTGTGACATTAGAGAAGCTCTCACAGCACAAATTAACTTGAGGGATGTACCCGTCGTGTTTATTAGGATTAGCCCGATTAATGGTATCTTTAAAAGCAAGATAGGGCATACCTGTCTCAACTTGAGAGCGCATAACATCTTTAAATAACTCCCTAGCGTTAACTTTTCTGTAGAGAGTAATTTCTGTCCCTAGATTATCTTCAATTAATTTGTAAGCATCTTCAAATTTTTCGCCCCATAATTCTGCTAATTCTATCCCTAGTTTTGCCCGAACTTCATAAGGATCAACTAATGTCCACTCGTCTTTATCTACTACCCGACGCATAAATTCGTCGGGAATAACTAATTGGGGGAAAACATCATAAGCTTTACGTCTTTGATCACCGTTTTCTGTCTGCATTTCTAAAAATTCTGGCACATCTAGATGCCAAATATCAACCCCAACAGTGACAGCCCCGGCGCGTCTCCCCCCTTGATTGACTGCAATAGCTGTATCGTTGAGTAATTTAATCCAGGGTATAATCCCCCCGGAAGCATTAGCTTTCCCCATTACCCAGCTACCAGTGGCACGGATTCTACTTACATTTACCCCAACACCGCCGCCATTTTTTGAGATGCGAGCAGTATTAGTAATCTCGCTAAAAATACTCTCTAGATTGTCTTCCATTGCTACGATGAAGCAACTACTTAAAGAACCATTAGGGGTTCTTAGATTGCCTAAAATTGGAGTAGCTAAAGAGATTTTTCTTTGAGCTATAGCTAAGTAAATTTGAAACGCAATTCTTAATCTATTCTCTGGGTTTTCCTCTACGCTCGCAAGCAATAAAGCGCAAGTCAGGAAAGCCTCTTGAGGTAATTCACAATCAAGCAAATACCTCTCTGACAGCATGATTGCACCAGCGTAGTCAAAATCTTTATCGTATTCTGGGTATATCCAATCCCCCGCAATCTTTAAATCGTTTTCGTCATAGATTTCAGTAATTTTTGAATCATAAACACCCCTATCCACTTGCCACTGGACATATTTAGCGTAGTCGGTTCCTTCCAATCTTCTAAAAACCGTACGAGATAAATAGCCGCCAAATTCTCTTTTAATCCTTGTATCTTTCCATAATCCCCAGATGTGAAGTCTTCCGGCTACATACTTCCAATCGGTTTCTTCTACACAAAACAATTGTGT